ACGAACTCGCCCGCCTCCGCGCCCTCGCGTCAAAGTGAGGAGCGAGATGATCGGACACTGTGAAGCATGCAAGAATTCTGGCGGACCCGAGAATGCTTGTCCCGGCCTCGACGTGGCGGGGGAACTCGCACGTCTCCAACAGTGGAAACAATCTATTCTCTCTCTCGTCAAAACATTCCCTGAGTTTGAAAGTGGGGAATGGGCTGGAAACAAGAATGGTTGGGGGTTTGTCTTTGAACTCATCAAGTGGGTTTACAATGAACTCGCCCGCCTCCGCGCCCGCGTTGCCGAACTTGAAGAGGATGATCGGCAATGGGAGAAGCATGGACTGGTGGAGATCGTGAAGGAACGAGACCGCCTCCGCGCCAAGGTCGAGGCGGCGAAGGAGATGGCGGACTGGATGAAGGAGAACTTCGGTTACACTATTCGAGGCATCGGGGACGAAGTGCTTAGACAAGCATTCATAACTATAAACCATGAGTCTGCCGAGTTGGTAAAGCGTTTCGAGGAGGCGGGGAAGTGACTCACGAACTTTATGTCCCTGGACCAGCACTCAGGTTGATTCAAAAGTTGGAACGAGACCTCGCCGCTGCCCAAGCACGGATCGCGGTGTTGACGGAGGCGCTGAATCAAATTGCAAAGGCTGATCAACTCTTGCTTCATGCCTCAGCCTTGGCTCTCAAGGAGATTGCCCGACAGGCCCTCACCGCCCCCGACTCCGGCGTGAAGGGGAAGCCATGAAAATATTGCCACTGCGTAGGCCACACATCGGCCCTGAACTACTTGAAGATTGTTGCCCAGAGAAGACGGAGCGCATCGCCGCGCTGGAGGCCGAGAACGCCGCCCTCGACAGAAAATATCGCACTGAACTGTGGGCCGGACACGGGCATAGCGAAATCTATGGCGACGACGGTGAGATGCAATGCTGCCGGTGTGGTGTTGATTATAGGCGTGATGACCTCTCGAAAGTCGAACAGGCCGCGATGTTCGCTCGGACAGAGCGGGCGACTAATCAGGTTAGTGAGCGTGACGCCCTCCTCGCCGAGTTGAAGACGGCGGGGGAGGCGATGTCGGACGCCATTCATACCTTACAAAGGACTAAAGGAAGTCAGCCGGGTTGGGAAAGGGGGTCCATCAAATTGCTGGAAAATGCCCTCGCCCAGCCCCACATGCGGATGGTGATGGAGGGAGCATGACGCCCCGAAGTTGGATCATGGCCTTTGACGGGAGCGACCCCCAGGAACCCTTCGGCTTCGGGTGCATGCGATGCGGGAGACGTGAACTCGTCCCGCGACCGATCCCTGTCCCAGACTTTCTCAAGCGTGCCAAGGCATTCCAGAAGAACCATGGGCGGTGCAAGGCGACGAAGCCATGATCCGCAACGCCAAGGCCCTGAAGCCCACTGAGAACGAAGTCCTTTCCGCCGTCATGGACTACCTCGCCATTCGCGGTTTCAAGGTCTACAAGCAACGCGCCGGCAAGGTGAAATCCGAGCGGGGCGGGTGGATGCAACTCGCACCTCGGGGCGCGTCGGATCTGACGGGCTGGCATAAGGCGACGGGCAGGGCGTTACAGGTTGAAGTGAAGAGGCCGGGGGAGAAACCTACCCCGGAGCAGTATCAATGGCTTGAGGAGGCGTGTGAGGCGCGGGTGATCGCATTTTGGTGTGACAGTGTGGACATGGCTGAGGAACTTTTGGAGAGGTTTGGGATATGACCCCGCACGCCCTGGACGGTGAGGGATGAAAAGAGATTTAGCCCATGAAAAAACCCATAAGAATCTGCCGCGCTAAGATCCATCTAGCCTCCAGGTGGTTTCGTTGCACCGATCCCCAGGGCCACAAGATGCCCCACTGCCACGAACTGGGCAAGGGAAGATACCTCTACTGGTTTGGGAAGCGTGCATGACCCAGCTCTCCCTTGAATTCGCCCGCGCTACCCTGATGCGCCGGGCCACCATCGGCCCGTTCGACGCGATAGAAAGGAGCAGCAAATGAAACCCTTCAATTTGAAAGGCAAGGTGGCTCAATGAATGACATGGAGCGGGCCGCATTCCTGATCTCTCAGTCCGTCTGCGCCCTCATCGAGGCGATGGGGATGCAGGCTGAGAATCTGCGACGGCATCATGGCGGAGAATCTATGGGGTACACGGAGTCGGCGTTCGAGGACCTCCTTCTCAAGTGGGGCATCCACCACAACGCTGCTCTCAACACTCTTAATGGGTGACGCGATGACCGCACGTAAAAGGATGCGAGAGGCATTTGCCACTTGCGGGCATGTGCCGAAAGGCATCTGCCGCGACTGTTGCACAAGGGCGATTCGTATTCATGCGGAGGCGGTGAGGGAAGAGGCGGCGAAAGTTGCCGAGTTGGATTCCATGTTTAGTTGGATTGGCGGATCTACAGGGAGCGCGCAAGGAACGGCCATGAACATCGCCCAAGGCATCCGGGCATTGAAGGTGGAGTGATGCCTGACGCGAGAACTCCGATTGAAAAGATGATTGACGACGCGTGTGGCGTTGACACGCCAGATACATCTTTAACCTTAGACGAGCGACGTGCCTATCGTTTGCGAAAGACCGGAGACGCTGCGAAGGCGTGGTATTTAGCCCGAGGACCACGCCGGAGAGCTTTCGCGGAAGGCAGACTGCGTATTGCTATCAAGAAACTGATTGACCTAGGATGGTGAAAGGCGGACTGACCATGCCTGACGCGATCCGCGAAGGGTGGCCCAACTGTTACCGGGCACGGTGGAACAAGGCCGATGTACATCCCGATACGTTTAGCCATCCCGCGAAGTTTCGGCCCAACCTAATCCGGCGGATTTACCTTCACGCCATCGGCGAAGGTTGGCTTAATACCGGCGATACTGTGCTAGATCCGTTCGCGGGTGTCGGCCTTGGGGCCTACTACGCCCTTGTATATGGCCTCAACTGGGTCGGGGTCGAACTGGAGCCGAAGCATGCCGATGTCGGGGGCGGCTGCGACTGTACCGGATTCACCAAGGCCGAGTGGCGCCAATACTTTCACCGCGGCGACCGCATGCGGTTCAAGGAGCGGCATTGGTGTCCCGACTGCGTGCGGACGATTGATTGGGTGGACCAAAAGAAGAACGCGAGCCGCCGGATTCCCCACGCGGACGCCCACCGCTTCGCTGGTAATATCGGGTTGTGGAAATCCCGCTACGTCCGCATGCCGAACCTGGGAGATGCCGTCCTGCTTCAAGGTGACAGCCGGACATTGCTGACCTGGGGACGGTTTGGGCCGGGGGCGGATGGGATAGTTGCGTCTCCGCCTTATTCTGGCGCTTCTGGTGAAGGAAGGACAGCCGAACGTGACCGACGTCGGCTTGAGAAAACAAGTCCAGAACTTGTCGGGAGATTTGATACCTGCTTCCGAGACGAAAAAGGCTACGGCATCTCCCCCGGCCAGCTCGCGGCGATGAAAGAGGGGAGCTTCGAGGCGGCGATAGGGTCGCCACCGTATGCACTGACCGCGACCGCCAAGAACAGCCCTGGCGTTGATTTGACGAAGCAATACGAAACCTATCGCTCTCAGGGCGGTGGAGCAAGTTTCGAGGCATTCTGCGCGACACAGCGGAAACACAGCGAAGGTTACGGATCCCACCCCTCCAATCTCGCCTCCTTGCCCGAAGGGTCCATGGACGCCGCCATCTCCTCGCCGCCGTATTGCCACGGACTGAGCAAGGAACATACTTACGCCGACCACGAGAAGCGGGAGACTAGTAGCCATCGGGATATTATGCGTGAGAAGGGAATCGCCGATCCCTTCTACGGGCAAGACCCTGCGAACCTTGGTCAGATGAAAGAAGGTGACTTCGCGGGGGTGGTGGGGAGTCCGCCTTTCGAGAACTCCATCGGTGACGCGGCGAATCGCCCAGACAAAAAGACAATTCGGCCCTTCTTACCCGCACGGCAAGAAGTGGCTTTATACTTGCGACAACGAAGAGGTGAACTTGGAATTACCTGCAAGCAGATAGACGAAACGCTTGGGACGTGTACGCTCTATTCTTGGTATGAAGGGCGCCCTGCGGGAACAGAAATCCCCACACCAGAACATTGGTTGAAGTTGAAGGACATTCTAAAATTAGATGACAGATTTGACGACGCGATTATGACCGAGCGAGAAGTTGAGGCCAAGGGAAAAAATACCACAGACAAGACTGGACACTCAAAAATTGATTGTTACGGTTCAACTGCCAACCTCGGCAACCAATCCGGCCCCACCTTCTGGTCCGCCGCCCGCATCATCCTCGCCAACTGCCATGCCCTGCTGCGCCCTGGCGGCCACGCGATTTGGGTCGTGGGCCCCTACGTCCGCAAGGGCAAGCTCGTGGACTTTCCGGCGCAGTGGGCACAGCTCTGCGAGGCGGTCGGATTTACCACCCTGCACGTCCACAGATGCCCCAAGGTTGAGACTTACGGCACCCAGAGACACCTGGATGGCGGGGAACAGCAGGAAACCGTCGAAAGGGTGAGCTTCTTCCGGCGACTGGCGAACGCGAAGGGCAGAGCTAGGGTGGACTATGAGGATGTTTTGTGTCTCGAACGCCCATGACCCGCCTCTTCCTCTGGTCCCGTCGCTCCCCTGGCCGGCGCTGGCGGCTGGTGGGGATGCGATGGGGCTTCTGGTGGTGGAATGGGTTGTGGGAACGGTGCCCTCGCGGCCTAGGATGCCCCAAATTTCGATTCTGACGGCCAGGGACGTATGATTCATCCTTCCCGGTGCCTCATGGCCTCGATGAGCTTCCGCAGGGGCAGCGCCGGGGTCTCTTCGGTGGCCTCGCGGATGAGTTGTTCGTTCAGGGCCTCTCTCACCCAGGCGTTGAGGCTGAGTTGTTTCCTTCGAGCTGCCTCCTTGCACAGGTCGTACAGCATGGCGTCTATCGGGACGTTGAGAGGGCGCGCGTTGGGTTTCATGGGGAGACCTTGGCAGCTAACTCTTTCGCACGCATTCGGAGCAGATAGGCGATCTGATCACGTCGGCGGGGGCCAGTATTGAGAACAGTAACAGCAACCTTGCGGCCAGGAATGCCGAGGTCATAGTAACCCATGAATCCCTCAGGACGGAATCCCTCATGGGTGCAGAGTTCACGGAATCGGCGTAGGCTAATATCACGTTGCGGCGATTTCATTTCGTCTCCTTCGTAGCCGCAGCGATGGCGACCTGAAGCGTGCCAACGATGGCCGCTAGTGGTTTGTACGAGGGATAATGGGGACCACACATAGCAAGGTAGGTTTCCACCTGGCCCTTGGCTTTCTCACACGCCGCCAGCAACGCGTGGGCTTGCGACCAAAGAAGGGCATCGTCACAGGTGAACGCCAGGCCCACTCGCTCCCCTTGTGCGTCCCGGATGGAATACATTCCGTCCTTCGTGGCTATGATGTTGGCTTTGAGAGGTCCCGGTGTGTACATGGCGTCTCCTTCGTGGCTGCGGCGATGACGGCTTCAATGACACGCAGGCTATCCTCAGCATCACTGCCGATCCGTTGTGCCGATGCACTGGACCGAGGGCGTTTGACTAGATCACGGAGGAACGGCAGTACGGTTTCACACGCCGCCAGTAGGGCCGGGGCGGCGGCGATGAGTGGGAGATCGTCAGGGTTGCAACCCTGACAAGGCACTTCGGCCACGATTTTTCCTGTTGAGGGGTCTCCCCCGATGCAGTCCGCGACAATGAATTGCCCTGGCGCAACCTTCCATGGTCCCGGCGTGTTCATGGCGTCCTCCTGTGTGGGGGGTTAGCAAGTGTAACAGAGTGTGCGTCGGCTAATGATTCGGGTCCTTTCGAGTTCGATTGCGTCCCCCTTGGCCTTGGGGAAGATGTAGGGACGCGGCATGCTAAACAGAACCTTCACGCGCCGGCCAGCATCGTACAGGTAGCGGATATGATCGCTGACAAAGATGTACATACCGGATCCATGAACACAATCAGGATCGCGGTCCCACCAATCGGAACCGGCGTCGTGCGCCTCATACTCGACGTTTGCTATGAGCGTTGCAACCGTATGCACCGTCTTGCCCTTTCCGTTGCCGTTGCGTTTCATGGCTCTCTCCTTCGTGTGAGGTGCTGCCCCTAAGACAAGCAAGGAATGTTCCATGTATACGATACAATGAAATCAGGGGGTTAGGTTTTGGGAGTGGGACAGATTGAAGCTGGTGAGCAGGCACAGAGCGGCAAAAGGTCTCAGAAAGAGGTTGACAATGGGAGTGCTTGGCGCTAAATTAGAGAGCATGAAGGACCCTAACGCAGTTGCCCTGGGCCGGCTCGGCGGGTTGGCTCGGGCGAAGGTACTCAAGGCACGTAGGCGAGTAGAGATCGCCCGCAAGGCAGCTCTGGCCCGATGGAGTAAGAAAGGCCAATCGAATGCCATCACGTTATCATCCGATTGAAGACGGGTTGTGGGATGATCCGAAGTTCGACGCTACAAACGATCTGCCCGAGGCTCCAGGAGAGGAACGAGGATTCTTCGCCTTCTTATCAAGCAACAAGATGCAGCGCCACGCTGGGATTTACCGGGCCACGGATGAAGAACTTTCCGCCGGCTCACGTATTCCAATGAAACGTGTCCAGGTATACCTAACCGATCTTGGCCATCGCGGATTGATTGTCCGGGATGGAGCCTGGGTTTTCTGTCCTGGATACTGGAAACGGCAGGCACATAACCCCGGAATGATGAGCGCAGCCCGGTCAATTATTCAATCTTGTACCTCAATCAAGATTCTAAAAGCCTTCATTGAACGTTATCCATTACATAAGGAATGGTTGCCGAACGGTTGGCAAACGGTTGGTGAACCGTTGGGCAACCTATCTCACGAGTCTGAATCTTCAAGTATCCCTTTAACCTCCCCAGTACCAATGCAGAGCAGTACCAATGCAGTTACAGAGCAGAGCAGTACCAGAGCAGAGCAGAAGATTGATCCGACCCTGGTGGCGGTCCTGCAAGAGTGTGAACACTTATCCCTCGTTAGTACGCCGGCTTCATGCGCTTTCTGGGATCAAGTGCTAGGAGCTTGTGAGCCATACCCTGCTGCTGATGGAGCATGGTTGTTGACTCGACTGAGGAATTGGAACCAGTGGTTTGAGGCGAACAAGGGCCGGAGGTCCAGGGAACGCTCCAACCTAGAGCAGCGCTTATTTGGTTGGCTGTCAAAGGATCTGGAGAAACTAGCGAGGAGGAACTATGAAGAGAAGCCTGGAAAGTCCAGAGATGTCTATGGACGTGTCGGCTCAGGGCAAGTCGCTCGTGCTATCCGCACAGGAATTGCCAATGCTGAGGTCGCTGGCAAACTTCCTGGAATTGAACCATCTGGCGGTTGACCCGCAGACCATCGGCTTATTGGCTCGGGTATTGAGGTCATTCGATGCAATCGCGGCCCGAGCTGCCCTGACAACGGCCATTAGGCACAGTCAGACCCTTCACACGGATCGAGTGCTTTGGATCTTGGCGGATCGGTGTTGGCGCGAGGAAGGGTTGCCGCCTCCGGTAGATCAGTTCCTGGCCAACGTTTGGGATCATGTCTGGGGTAGGGGAAGAGATTGGCATGCCACTGAGAAGATTGTCGTTGATCGGTATGGCTGGAAGAACATCAGTGGCCAAGAGTATGAGAAAGCGGGAATTATCACGGCGCAACTGCGTGATATGTATGAGGCTGAACGCTCTCGGGTGGTGGATGAATGGATTGCGCGACTGAGCCTTGGTGCTGAGGATGGGACAAAAATGTCTTGACAGGGGCGAAAAAGGGTATAAGGTATGAGGCATAGTGACCCAAGGGAGGAGCAATGCCACTGACGGGGGAAGCGGGTCGAACTTACCAGCGTGAGTACAAGCGAAAGCAGCGGGCCTCTATGAGGCAAGCCGCTGAGGCAATTATCAGGTCTGTTGTCCCTACAAACGGTCGCCCGAGCCTTCTAACTCAGCAGGCGCGTGAGGTTGGACAGTCAGTTGTACGAGAAGCGCTGGAGAAGTCAAACCTTGGGTTGAGGCGTATCACTGACAAGGTATCGGAGCGACTAGACTCATCAAGGCCTTATGCGGTGACTGAGGAGGCAGGAGGACGAAAAGTTACTATATCTGCGCCAGACAACGACGCGCAGCTTCGAGCTGCCGAGTTGGGTATTCGCCTCCATGAGCGTGCCGGTACGATCCCAGCGGGTCCGCAGCCTCAGGCAGTGACCACTAGAACGAGAATGGTGCAGGTTAGTCCCGATGGCACTGAGCAGGCCATCGAGATAGTAACGTAACCCCTCGTAATGATTGAGAGTGGATTGCATTAGAAATGAAATCCGTAGGAGCCAGGGAACCATGACGAGCGATTCCACTACGACGACCCCCGGGCCCAAAAAATCACGCACGACTGAAAGTGCGTTCCTTCCCTCTCCCACACAGTACACCCACTCAGAGTTTTTCCCCTTACTGGCCTCTTTGTGTCGTCTTCGAGAAGCCTTCTCGCCCATGCAGTTTTTGCCTTACATGACTGCCACCGAAGTGCTTCGTCGTCTCAGTGAAAAAGAGGATCCCTCCCGTTGTCCCCTCTGCAGCAATCCCTGGGCGCATTGCGAGTGTCCACAAGAACCTAAAGAGGAGCATGATGCCTGACCGCCTGACTCGCCTCCATATGACCGACCCCTCACAGGAAACGCCTGAAGTGAGGGCGTGGCTGGATGAGGTAGAAGAGCGAATTGAGCAGGAAGCGGAACGCAGGCTCGTTGACCTCGTGACCTATGGCTCGGCAGAACTCTGCACTACGTCACGGGAGACATACGGGAGGACGAAAGGTAATCCATAACTCACATTCTCGCCCACCCTCGCCTAGCTAGCGGGGGGGACGCGATCCGAAGGAAACCCGGTGGGGTGCGCACCGCCCTGCCGGGTTTTCTTTTGGGCACCAGGAGGAACCGATGTCTCTCACCGACGCACGCACACAACTTCCCGACCTTGACACACTCTCGGACCATCCCAGCAAACTCCTTGAGGCCGTCAAGAAGCTCACCGCGGCGGCACATCTGACGCTGGGTGCCGTGGAGAACATTGCCCCGGCTCCCGTGCCTCCTGTCGCGGAAGTGCCGAAGGCTGAGCCAGCCATCGAGGCATCGGCTGTAGGGTTGGAGCCCTGATGGCCCGTAGAGTCAAGACCCGCGCCCTGCAACTCCGGGACGCCGATCCCTCTGACGGCTCCGTGCCGATTCTCTTTTCCCCGCGCTCCTACGATAAGAAGCTCATGGCGGCGTTCGGGATAGATCCGGCCACAGGGCGCCCGCGCACGCGCATGGGGACCTGGGAGGTACACCGCGGCGGCGGCAAGACGCTCGTGGTGATCGCCGCAGTCCTCGTGCCAGCGATGCTCCACATGCCGGGGACCTACTTCCACGTCTTCCCCACCTACCAGCAGGCGAAGAAGGCGGTGTGGGACAAGATGTTTGACGAGGGACCGCAGATCGGCAGGCCGTACCTGGACTTCTTCAGGCCATTCGCGGAATCCTTCAACGAGACCGAATTGCAGATCACGTTCCGCCCCGTCAACGATCAGCGGTCAGGGAGTATTTACCAGTTGATCGGGATGGACACACCGCGCCAGGTGGACCTCTTGCGGAGCACGGGGCCGCTCGGCATTGTGTACGACGAGTACCAGTTGATGGAACGCTACGCCTATAACGTGCTCGCGGCACGCATGGCGCAGACGAAGGGGTTTGTCCTGTTCGTCGGGACGCCGAATGGCGACGGGGCATTCAAGGACCAGTGTGAATACTGCGAGCGCACGCCGGGATGCTTCCACGAGACGCTCACCATCGACCAGACGCGCAAGGACGCGCCGGGAGAAGACGGGGGCCCGGTGATCGGGCCAGAGGAAGTCGAGCACATGCGGGCGCAGGGCATCCCCGACCAGTTCATCAAGCAGGAGTTGTACTGCTCCCGGACCGGCTATCTTCTCAGCACGATCTTCGGAGAGGCCATCATGCGGGCGCGCGCTGCGGGCCACATCACGCAGGTCCCGTGGAACAAGGAGCTCCCTGTAAAAACGGCCTGGGACATCGGGTATGACACCACGGCGATCTGGTTCTACCAGTGGGACGGGCATCGGTTCTGCTTCATCGACTACGCGGCGCGGAAGGGCGACGACGCGGAAATGGCGAAGATGATCCATCTGGTCAAGGAGGAGAAACCCTACGTCTACAACGACCACCTGGCGCCGTGGGACATCGAGTCCAAGAGTTGGGGGAACAAGTACACACGCAAGGAGGTCGCCCGGCAACTCGGAATCCAGTTCCGCGTTTGCCCGAAGGCCTCGATCCAGGACGGGGTGGATGCCGGGCGGAGGATTATGGAGCGCTGCGTCTTCGATGAGACGAAGTGCAACGCGCCGCAAGGGGAATGTTCTCCCGGACTGGATGGTTTGGGGAAATATCGCTTCCCGTATGATGATGACAAGAAGGTGTTTGGTTCCGAGCCGGTGCATGACCGGGCCTCGCATGCAGGCTCGGCCTTCCGGTACTTCGCCATCAGGCCCTGTGAGTCGAACGAGCGGACGGGGGAGGACCGCCTGCGTCCCGCGCATAACGTCACGGTTTCGGACGTGCTCGCACCCCTCACGGCACGCCGACCGGGATACAACCGCATGACCGTGGATGTGTTGAATGGCTGATCTGCTCGTAGCCTCCGGCGCCGTGACGCTGGCCAACATGCGCCTGAGCATCGTGGCGCTGGGTGCGTTCGCGGACTTCTCGGCTGCGGGCAAACTCACGCCGTATTCCGGCTGCCGCCTGGATATCTACGACCATGCGAGCGTGAAACTCTCCGGCTACATCAAGGCCGCCGGGACGGGGGAACAGGTAAGCATCACGGAACTCAGCGCGGACGGGAACTTTGCCACCGACCCCGGCCCGTGGACCAAGCAGGCGGGATGGACTATCGACACAGGTGCGGGCAAGGCCATTGCTGCGACTGGTGCCGGTGCGGTCTCGATCTACCAGGCTCCGGCTACTACAATGAATGGCATGCTAATCAAACTTGTATTCGACGTGACCGACTGGACATTGGGAGATGGTTTTTTCGCACGTCTCAGCGGACTAACATTTGGGACAAAACGCGCTGGGGTAGGGGCGGGATACGCTGCTTATGCTACGGCTACAGCGAACAACACGACCGGTCTCACTTGCCTCGACACGACCACGGGGAAGGTTGCTAACTTTTCCATCAAACAAGTCCTCACCCCCTCCGCCACGGGGGTCACCATCGTTAATGCGGCGGGGGCTCAGACCTGGATAAGTGAAGGCGGTAGTTTCAATCGGAATGATTCGGCGAACTATATCTATGAAATCTATCTTCCGAGCACGTTGGTCATGGCGGCACGCAGGCGGGACGATCAAGGAGGCGGAGAATGGTACTGATCGGACACACCCTCGTCCTTGACACGGCTGGGGCCACGTCGGCCATCGCAAAGGAACTTGTCATCCAGAGCATCTACTGGGACGCGCCCACCACGGCGGGCCACACCGTCGTTCTGCATGACGCAGCCTCCGGGGCCGTCGTGTTCCAGGATACGGCTCCCGGCGCGAACTTGGGCCGCGCCGTGAGTTTCCCAGGGGGGAAGCGCGTCAAGGGATTATACCTGACGACGCTCGCCAGCGGCGTGCTCGTCGTGAACGTGGCCCGCAGCCACGCATAAGGAGGATTCCATGGCAGACCGACCGATGGCTCACGTCACTGTGAGCAAAACCAAGGATCCCGTGATTCACTACTACGAACCGCCGCACAAGGTCGGCACGCCGCCGCCTCAAACTCTCAACCAGTGTCGGACGAAGCTGTCATCCGAAGTTGGGCAAGTTACTCCTTGCACCTGTGGTGCCATGTTCTACCAGACCATTGCGGACCCGAAGCCGCCGATGCCAAGTGCGGCCCCGAGGTTGGTGGACCTGTCGCCCGAGGATCGCAAATCGCTCGTGCAGGAAGTTCTAGATGAACTGAAGAAGGAGCAAGTCATCAAGAGTCCGGGGAAGTAAAGTGCCGCTCAAAAAGGGGAGTTCGCAGGAAACCATCTCGGCGAACAGCACTTTCGAGGTAGCAATGGCAATCGACGCTCGCATAGCCCCGCTCCGGCAGATGCTGACCAGCCTTCGTTATGAAAGTGACCAATGGTACAACGAATGGCAAGAGATCGGCTGGTTCATGTGTCCGCGTAAGAGCAATGCCCTCATGGGCGGTTCCACAGGTGCGCCGCTCGGATGGCTTGGGGGCCGCAAACAAACCATGCGCGTGCTGAATCAGGCGGGCGAGCGGTCGGCGGATCTGTTGGCTGCGTCGCTTCACGGCAACCTGACCAATCCGGCGCTGAAGTGGCAATCGCTCAACATGCGCCAGCGGGAACTGAACGATAAGCCCAAAGTACGCGAGTGGTTGGACGACACCTCCCAAACGCTCGCCGATGCGCTGAACCGCAGCAACTTCACGAACGAAATGGGCGAGTGGTACAGCGACCTGGGCGTGTTCGGGACAGCGGCGATGATGATGGAAGTCCTGCCCCCGCAGCGTCCAGGACTGTTCGGCGGCTACCTGTTCAACTGCATGAACGTCGGAAGCTACTGGATGAGCGAGGCGAGCGACGGGCGTGTGAACACGCTGTTCCGGCAGATTGTGATGCCTGTCGCCGCCGCCTATGAAAAGTGGGGCGACAAGATCGGCAAGAAATGGCTGGAGAAGAAGAAAGACAAACCCTACGAGATGGCGACGTTCCTGCATGCCGTCTACCCGCGTGAGAATTGGGAGCCAGGCAACCCCCGGTCTAATCGCATGCGCTTCGCCTCCGTCGTCTGGGACGAGGAGCAGGAGATCGTCGTCAACGAGTCGGGCTTCCATGATTTCCCGTACATCGCTGGCCGCTGGAGCAAGGCGACCGGCGAGGTGTACGGGCGTGGTCCCGGTCACAAGGCCCTTGGGGAACTCAAGACGCTGTGCAAGACGCGGGAACTGAAACTCCTTGGGCTCGGCTTGGACGTGGCCCCGCCCACGTTTGAGAAGGAAAGTGCCATTGTGGGCGATCTGAAGTGGGAACCGCTCGGGCGCAACGTCGTGCGCGATGATGCGGGCAAGGACGCGGTGTGGACGCTGAACTCTGGCACCCGCTACGACATCTCCCAAATCGAAGAACAGGAAATGGTGACCACCATTGAGAAGTGCTTCTTCGTGGATCAGATCCGTGCGCTCCCTCCCACGGACAAGCCTTCATACATGACGGCCTACGAGGTTGCCAAGCGGTACGAGGAAACCTTCCGGCTGCTCGGTCCACCATTCGGGCGCATGACCTCACAAGGGGAAGGTATCGGGCATGTAGTGGACCGTGGCGTCCAGGCTCTCGGACGCGCCGGAATGCTCCAGCCCTTGCCACCGGAACTTACCGAGCGTCGGGACGCCGAGATGGACGTAGAGTACCTGGGTCCCCTCGCCTTGGCCCAGAAATCCTCCGATGTGAACGCGATTGACTTGGAGTTCGCGTGGTTGCAGCAGCAGGAACAGTTGGACCCGGGCATGATCCGCAGGAACTATAAGATGGACGAGTTGGTTCAGTACCGTGCGCGCGCGCGCGGCATTCCCGCCAAGTTGCTCACGAACGAAGAGGAGCGGGCCGCAATCGTGCAGCAAGAGGCCGAGCAGAAGCAGAAAGAAGAGGCCCTGATGCGATCGGCAGCGACCGCAAAAGGAATGGGGGATGCGGCACCGATGATTCGCGCATTGAAACCACAGGAGCAGGCTGCATGAGACATGTAAGCGCATCAAGAATGGCGAAGATCAAGGCGGGAGAGGCGTGCAGCACTTGTGGAACTAATCCTCCTCGTGCCATGCGAAAAACTTGTCAGAGATGTGCCGACCTCATAAGAGACTGGAGGAAGAGAAATCCTGACCGACACCGCAAAGTTGCTAAGGCAGAGCATCAGAGAAACAAAGCACAATACCGAGTGCGAGAGAGAAGGTGGTTTGCCGCCGATCCTAACAGGCAGGTGAATAAACGCATCAGGAGAACCATTGGAGATGCTCGATTCGGAGTTGAGTTATATCAACAAATCTTGACTGCGCAAAAGAATCGCTGCCGAATTTGCGGAGCCCCTCCGAACGGAAAGAGACTTTTTATAGATCACGAGCATGTTTCAGGTCGCCTTCGAGGACTGTTGTGTTCGAATTGCAATTGTGGAATAGGATTGTTTAAAGATAACCCGGGTAGGTTGAGAGCAGCAGCCGATTACATAGAAGGGAAAGAAGTTGTTAATTGGATGGGATTTCCTTGGGTTGTAGATGGGCAAGAACAGCCAGCGCCGGCGTAGATGGCGCAAGGAGAGTTACATGGTTGAACCGGGAAACGGACAGGACCGGACTCCCGTTGAGATCCCACGGATCGTCATCACGCTGACATTTCAGCAGGGGCAGTTGCAAGTTCACGGCCCCCTACATGACAAAATTTTCATGTACGGAGTGCTGGAGTTGGCCAAGCAGATTGTGGCTCAGCAACCGAACGAACCCGCACGAGTTATCGTGCCTGCAATCGGGGTGAAGGTGCAATGATCAGGCCGTTTGACCCGACCGCGCCGCTGGAGGCCCCCGAGCCCCGGCAAATCTCCGATTCCGACGCCAAGGTCTTGTCGGCCTACGAGACCCTCTTCGTCCTGGGCCACGAGGCCAGTGTGAAGCTCGTGATGACCGACCTCATGCGCCACAGCCGCTTCAACGCGACGGTGCGCGAGGACTTGGATTTTGTCGAGGGGCAACGCGACGTGATCCGCTATCTCTTGCGGAAACTGCAAGACGTGAAGGACGGAAAGCACAGAGGAGTGTCCAATGTCTGATCCTGTGGTAGCGGCAGAGCCCGTAGTCAATCCGATTGTTGCGCCTGTGGTTACATCGGCAGCGCCCGTTGCTCCCGACTGGGCGACCGTGCGTGCCTCGTTGCCCGATGAGATCAAAGGCAACAAGGGCCTGGACAAGTTCAAGGATCTTCCATCCCTCGTCACCTCATACTTCACGATGGAGAAAGCCTACAGTACCAAGATGGAAGGCATGGTGAAGGTGCCGAAAGATGGCGACCCGCCCGACGTGGTGTCCGCTTATCACAAGGCTATCGGCGTGCCGGAGGACCCCACGAAGTATGTAGTCGAGGTGCCAGAGGACCAGAAGCACCTTGTCCCGGATGCCTCTCTCGGGGAATACAAGGTACTTTTCCATAACCTCGGCATCCCGAATGCCACGGCTCAGAAGTTAGTGCAGGGCTATGCCGAACTCCTTCAGGGCAACTTGACCAAACTCTACGAGAAGTTCGGCGCGGAGATTAAGGATCTGGAGAACGAGTGGGGTCCGGCTACCTTCAATCGCCGAAGTGCCCTCGCCAAGCAGGCCATCGAGACCATCGCCCTGGGCGAAGGGGGCCTCGGCCAGGAATGGCTGGACCAGTTCAAGCAGCAGATCGTGAATACCCCGCTGGGGAATAGCCCCGTCCTCTTCAAACTCGCGGCGTGGCTCGGCGAGCAGTTCATCGAGGACGGACACATTGATGCGAAGATACTTTCAGCGCCAACTCCTGAAGCCCTGAATGCGAGAAAGGCGCAAATCGAAGCCGACCCTGATTACATGAGTTTGGCCAACCCGACGAAGCACACGGCGCTGGTGAATGAACGCAAGGATATCATCGACCGGCTCAACCCTGTGCGGATGGGGTAGTTCGTCAACCTGCCGGGCAATCTGAAAGGACCCGGTGGCTTCGCGGAAAGGCGCGACGAGGGACCCCGATGGGTCAAGGAAGGTCCGCGGTGCGGGCAACCTCCCGACACAGCAAACGCTTGATGTGCAGGGAGGACCCACGCCATGCCAGACAGTGCATCCAATGTTCTGATTAAGGCTTACACGGACACCATGCTCATGCGGGCGCAACAGAAGGAGTCGCGCACGCGAGACTGGTGTGAGATCAAAGACGGCGTTAGAGGAGAATCCATCTCCTTTGACCGCGTTGGTTTGGTCGAGATGACCGCCAAGCCGTCTCGGTTCCCGCCGACCCCCACCTCCGATCCCAACATGGAACGCCGGTGGGCGCAACTCGCCACCTACCAGAACGGCATCCCCATCGACCGGGACGACATCCAGGCGATGGCCTACGATCCCATGAACAAGTTCACGTCCGCGCAGGCGGCTGCCGTGGGCCGGCAGTGGGATCGGCTCGTCCTTGGGGCGTCCCTCGGAACGGCTGTCACGGGCCGCGTGGGGGAAGTCGGCGCGAGCCTTACCGGGGCCACCGGCACCGAGACTTGGCCCGTCACCGACCGCTTCAGCGTCTCGCACGTGATCACTGAGACGGGGACGGTAGGACTCACACCGACCAAGGTACGGCAGACGAAGCAAATGATGGACGCGCTCCAGTGTGAGAACGACCGAGTGTTCTTCATCGACTCCTACGGTCTGTACCATCTGCTCGGGACCGTGGAGTACGCCAGCCAGGACTACAACACCCTCAAGCCTCTGGTCGATGGGGCTCTGGCGGTGAGGTGGATGGGCTTTGAGTGGCGCATGGTAGATCAAAGCCTGATGAAGATGGGTGCCGTGTACACGAGCGTCCTGTCCGCCGTCGCCATGGTCCGGGGTGCAGTCGGCCTCGGCATCAGTCTCGACAAGTTCGTGCGGATCAGTGAGCGAGCCGACCGCTCCTACGAGTGGGAAAGCTACGTTGAGATGGGGGGCGGAGCGGTTCGCATCGACGGTGAACGCATCGTCGAGTGTCAGTACTACGCGGGATAGTCCCCTGACGATCCCCTAACCTCGAACATAGAGGAGAATGCACATGGCAGCAGCATCGCAGTATAGCACCGAATACACAGTCGAGAAGGCGGCGCCAGCGATTGTGAAGCAGGCCACCTCGGAACTGTCAGTATTCGCCTTGAAGTTCACCGTGCCAGCCCTCACCGTTTCAGTCGCCGCAACGTATTCGCTGTACCTGCGGCGACTCCCAGCCGGCAAGGTCTGGTTCTTCCCGCTGAAGTCTCGCATTCGCTGGTCGGCGGGAGGGTCATCGCAGACGTTCGACATTGGGTACGGAGCGTACTACGACTACACCAATACCCTCGTCGCGGCGTCGCTGGCCAAGTACGACAACGACGTGGACAGTTCTTCTGCTGGGGCAGCGTATCTGGGCAGCGACTACACGGACACCACGGGCGAGTACGACGAGTTCTTCAGCAGGGATGGGGTCGACATCCAGCTGTTGATTAACACGACTGATGCGCCTGTGGGGCAGAGCTTCGAGGGAACGCTCTGGATCGCTCGACCGTAGCGTAACGGACACCTATCCGGGGAGGGTGCCCCTGACCCTCCCCTACGGAGGATTTCTGTGAAGAAGATTCGATTTTTGAAGGCACTGGGAGTTGCCCTAGCGTCCATCCTGATCGTCTCAGGGGCGCTCTGGGCTACGAGCAACACTTGGAGTTACCCCGTTCCCACCTTGGGCGGGCTGGTAGCAAACGACCTGATCTACGCCAAGGATGCGAGCCATCTCAGCAACATCACGGGCCTCACTTTGGGTTCGACAAGCGGGGGCTCTATCACCCTCAACTCGCGGACCTTCTTGAATACGACCGGGACCATCTACGGCTTTCAGACGAAACCCGCCGCAGGTGCCGCCGGTGCGTCAGTTACTGGTGCCGAGTTCTCTCCTCGTTTCCTCGCTACCTTTGGTGGAGTCAACCTCATTGGCATCCAAGTTGACCCCATTTTGAAGGCCGGCGCAGGAACACTCACCGGAGACTTTCGAGGCATTGAGGTCAATATCGGCGACGAATACAGTTCCAGTCGAACCGTGAGTGGGCGCACGGCGGCCATCCAAATCTACCACGGTTTCAACGGCACGCTTACAGGCGGCAGTTTCGGTATTGCGATGGATGCCGCTGGTGGTAGCAAACCATACACCGCAGCATTCAGGTTTGATGTTCAGGCTGGGCTTGCCGGTGCGACTGGTGGAACAACGTCTGTTGCCAGCGTCTGTGGTGGCGGATACATCCGAGCACAAATTGCTAGTGTCGTCGGGTACATTCCGGTTTGTGTAAGTCCGTAGTTCACCAGGAGGGGCGGCGGCAATCCCGCGCCGCCCTTCAAGAGGGCGGGATGTCCAAAACCACCGAACACCTTCTCCAGATCGCCGCCTTGGTTGTCATTCTCTACTTCGGCTGGGTCTGGATCGAGAAAGCGATCCTGCTTCCGTACCAGTTGCATGATCGCGCAGTCCAGGCCGAACAGGCATTGGCGAAGTGCCAAGCCCCGAAATAAGGTGACACGATGCTGCTGACACTTCCGAATCCGCTCGGGACACTCGCAAAGGACAGCCACGTCCTGATGCAGTATTACGTCGCGCTGGAGAATGACACGACGCTGACCATTACCATTCCCAAGCCAGGAATGGACTGGTGGTTGCCGTTCCCGCTGCCGAGTTGGAACACGGGATTTTACTTCATCTCCCAACTGAAGACCGGGTGCGTGCTCGGATACACCACGCCCTGCCCGGCAGGCGGGGGAGAGGTGCTGGTAGCGATCTTTCACTAGGAGAGGCCGATGGGACTTGAGGCACTGTATATGCCGTTTGTGACTACGGCTTTTGCTGAAGGGGCGGGAGCCGGGGTGGCTGGTTCAGCATTCAGTTCAACTTTGGCTGCTGGAGCGGGGGCCACCACCGTAACCGGACTAAGCACTCTCGGGGCAGCCGTTGCCGGCGGGGTTGTCTCTGCCGGCGTCTCGGCTGGACTGGCCGCCGCCATGAAGCCGAAGATTCCCGGCCCGCCGAGCCTAGCCCCGACGAGTGACGACGCGAGGATGGCTGCCGCCGCCGCGATGAAGATGCGGGGGAAGCGTGGGCGGGAGTCCACGATCCTGAGCGGGGTCGCCTCTCCTAGCGGCCCAGCGGCAAACCCGGTCAAGAACGTCTTGGGGTTATAACATGACAACTCCGGTGGAGATCTGCAACAAGGCCCTGCGGATTATCGGGGTCGCGCCTATCACCACGCTTGGGGCGGACGGCACACCCCAAGATGTCCTGATGAACGACATCTACGCGGAGAAATGGCGCAAGGTCTTTCGGGACGCCGGAGTCAATACCACGCGGGCCAGAGTGCAGCTCAAGTACACGACGATGGCGCTTGCTCTGAGCAGCGTTGCGGTCGGGACGGGCATCACGGCCACGGCGGCATTGGCATTCTTCAATGTGAATGATGTGGGATCGCACATCAAGGAGCTGGGGGCCGGCGCTACAGGCATCGCGGAAATCACCGCGTACACATCCCCCACGGTCGTCACGATCTCCAACACGACCGCCTGGCACGGCACCTCGCCTGTCGCCTTGAACGGCTGGTATCTGAGCCCACTGGGTTCGGGCATGGAGTATGTCTATCAGTTGCCGACCGGGTACATCTCGGCCATCGAGATGGATGACGCCAGGCAGACCTACCTGATCGAGGGCCAGCGGATACTCAGCAATGGTCCAGGCTCCATCCTGCACTTCCATTGGTATGACGACAATCCCGACCACTGGGACGACGATATTCGGGAAGCGGTCATAGGGAAGTTGGCCGTGGAGGCGGCGTGGCCACTGACCCGGAGCAAGACGGCGGTGGAACTCGCCCTGAACTACTCCGAGAGGGCCATGCGGGCGGCGCGGGGGGCGTCCAAGGCCGAGACGCAGCCTGAACGACGTGTGCCGCGTAGCATCCTGCGGGACGTGCGATACTGATGGCTGAAACGCGGACAATCCAGAACAGCTTCAACACGGGCGAAGTCTCGCCGATGATCGGCGGTCGTACCGATCAGCAGCGGTACTTCAACTCCTGCCGCACACTGGAGAACTTCGTCCCGCTCATTCAGGGCGGTGTGCGCCGACGCGGAGGGATGGCGTATGCCGGGGCGGCCAAGGCTGTCGCGTACCTCATCCCGTTCATCTTCTCCCGAACGGATGTCTATGTCTTGGAGTTCACGGATAAGATCATTCGCTTCTGGAAGTACGACGCATACGGAAACCCGTCTCAAATCCCTGACAGCATAACACCGCTGGAAGTTGTGACGACCTACACGCTGGCCGAGTTACCCTCCGTTGTCGTCAAGCAATCAGCGGATGTCCTCTTTATCGTGCATCCCGCGCATGCCCCGGCGAAACTCAGCCGGATCACTGAAACATCGTGGACGCTCTCGGACATCATCTTTGATCCCCCGCCGACCTACGAGCCGGACACGGACCTTGCGACGACGCTCTACGCCTCGGCGGCCACTGGCACCGGCGTAACGTTCACAGCGGGAGCAGGTGTCTTTCTCGAGGGGGACGTGGGGCGGCATATTATCGGCTATGACGGAGCCGAGGCCATCATTACGGCCTACACGTCAGATACCGAGATGGTCGGAGACATCCTGTCCGGCAGTTTCCCACTTGTGGCGAGTCCCTACTCCTCCGGCCAATGGTGGCTGGATGGGAGCCCCGTTGTCGAGTGTACCGTCAACAAACCGGGGCCGAAGGGCGCCTACGTCTTGCTGCAACTCATTGCCCCCGCTACGGACGGCTTTAGAGTGGGGGATGTGGGCAAATACGTTCAGATTCTCGGCGGCACAATTAAGTTGACCGTGTACATCGATGCCCAGCACATGGGGGGCATCGTGGTCTCGTTCTTGTCCACCTGGAACGCTACCATCAATTATGCCTATGGCGGGGCATGGACGATGGAGGTGGAGACGTGGACCTCCGCCCGGGGCTATCCCTCCTGCCTCACGCTCGGGGAACAGCGGGCGATCTACGGGGGGGCGGCGGCAGAACCGGATACTATTCGAGGGACGGACATCGCCGACTATTACGGCTTCCCGCCGGGCACGAATGATGACGATGCCTTGGCTTATGTATTGGCCTCCGAGGAAGTCAACATCTTGTCGTGGCTCTACTACTGGAAGGGACTCGCCTGCGGGACGCTCGGGAGTGAGTTCACGATCATGGGGGCTTCCGGTGGCCCGCTTGTGCCGTCCGGTGCCTCGGGCGGAACCGTAATGACGCCCCAGACCACCTATGGCTCCGAGCCCATGCAGCCTGATAAGGTGGAGGACGCGTTGCTCTTTGTCGAACGGGGGGGCCGCAAAGTTCGGGAGTTCATTTACGACAGCCGCATGGACAGCTTTCGGGCGTTCGACCTGTCGGCCTTCGCGGATCATCTGACCTGGACGTACCCCTTTGTGAAGAGCACCTACCAGAAGACGCCCTATCAACTCGTATGGTACATGCGCTCGGATGGGTCCCTTTGTACCCTTGCGTACAGCCGCGAGAACGAGATGACGGGGTGGGCGAGGCAGACAACGGCTACGGCTGCGGGCGCAAGCGTTGTAGTGTCAGCCTGCTGCATCCCGAATCCCGTCAAGAAGCGGGACGATCTCTGGCTGTCCATCACGCGGGTCATTGGCGTAAGCACTGTCCACACCATCGAAATTCTGGACTTCGACTACCACCTCGACTGCGCGAAGAAATGGACCGGCGCGGCCTCTGCGACCGTGACCGGCCTTGCGCACCTCAACGGGCAATCCTGTCAGATCCGAGGAAAGGGTGCCGATGGCCTCTGGAGACTCTACCCTCCTCAGACAGTCGCCAGTGCCCACGTCACCGGACTCTCGCCGACTGTTGTTGAGGCGGAGGTCGGGATCGCCTATACGGCCACGCTGGTCACAAATCGCCTGGAGATTCAGGGCAAGGGAACGCTCCAGGGCCGCATCGTTGGCATCGGCACGATAACGCTCCGGTGCTTCGATACGCCGTGCCTGAAGATAGGAAGCGTGCGGTACAAAGGCGGGAACCAGCAGGGCATGGCAGCGGGGTACGTCCCGGCGTCCGTGTACGTGATCCCGACCACTACGCAGGCTATCGCCGTCCCTCTCGACGATGGGGATATTGAGGTCTCGAACCAGGGCTACGACCGCTACGGGCGCGTGACGGTGGTGCAGGATTTACCCATTGAGACGACCATTACGATGATGACCGCCAAGGTGGATGTCGGTGAGTGAGTATTCCGTCCGCCATTTTCAGCCGGCGGATGCCGCAGTCTTCCCGCGTTTCGCGGAACTCGGGATCATCCCTGAGCGAGTGCCCATGCCAGCTTTCACTGGCCTTGCGGACGGACAGGTGATCGCCTGCGCCGGTATCGTGTCCTATCCTGAAGGGGTCGGGGAGGCGTGGGCCGCGCTCCGACAGCCCGTGAATGGGCATGCCCGCTGGATCGCCAGAAGCATCCGGGAGTTTGTAGAGGACTTGCTGGCGTCGGGACAGTACAAGGCGTTGTTTGCCAGGGAAGGGGCCGAGCGTTTGGTTTTCGAGCGCTGGATGCGGTTTCTTGGCTTCACGTTGTGGGAACCCGGCATTTATGTGAGGCGAGCATGAGCCTTCAAGCGTTGCTAGGCGGGCAAGCCGTCGCGGGGATGATCGCGCACCTCACGTCGGGATTCATGGGCCTAGGGGATGCGCTGTCCGCTGGGAAAGACGCCAAGGCAGAGGAGGAACAGGCTAGGGCTTCGGCTGCGCTCGAAGCCGGGCGGATTCGGCAACGGGGCCGCGAAGTCATGGGTGAGCAGGCGGCTGTGACCGCGAAGTCGGGTCTCTCAGTCGGCGCCGGATCCCCACTACTCGCTCGCCTAGACACTCTCCGCAAGTCGGAAGAGGATGCCATGATTGCCCGCTGGAAGGGGGATGTCGCCGCCAACACGATTGCGGCGCAGGCGAGCATACGGAAGTCGGCTGGCTACCAGACATTCTTGTCCGGTATCCTCGGCGCAACGGGGGCTGGGCTGGAATGGGGTAAGGAAAAGGAGAAGTTGCGCCAGAGGGGCCTTCAGCCTATCACAGGGACCACCTAATGGAACTCCCGCGCTATCAGTATCAGGAATCGCCCACCGTGCGGGAATCCTTGCCCGGCGGCACGCCGCAAATTCTACCAGGGGCCATAGAGAGATTCGGCAGGGAATTAGGCGGATTGGCCCAAGAGCGAGCCCGGACGGAATATCTCATCCAGGCGTCCCGTGAGCAAGTCCAGGTCGCCGGGATCGTTTCGCAGCTCGACGCCTACGCGGACAAGTGGTACGAGGGCATCGACGCGAAGCGCACGCCGGCTAATACCGCAGAAGCCTACCGAAAGGAGGCCGGCGAGTTCACCGAGAATCTTCTGGGTTCTATCCAGGGGGAAGGGTTGAGGAACCGGGCCACGGCCCACGTCATGGCCAAGATTGAGGGCCAGGCCCACGGCATGCGGGCGCGGGCGAACGAGATGTGGGTAGGGGCCACGCTTGCAGATGCCAAACAGCAGACACAGGATGCCATCAGCCGCTATGCGATGGCACCGAATGCGGAGGCCCGAGGGTTGATCCGGCAGGAAGTAGAAACGTTCTGGCAGGGGCTTGCTGACTACGGCGTTGAGCGTCCAGAACAGGCTCAAGCGATTGTCTCCACGTTCCGTAGCCACGCAGAGAACGCAGCGTTTGACCACGATGCCAAAAACAATCCGTGGCAGGCCAAAAAGGACCTATCTGCCGGGAAGTATTCCCTCTTCACTGATCAGGAGAAGTGGGCCGCTAACACCCGCGCCACGACGCGCATCCGTGAGGGCGATGCTCAGGTTGATCACGAGATCAAGCAAGCCGACGACGCCTTGCGCGTGAAGTTCGTCTATGACCTCGCTGACGGGGTATATGGCAGGGGTAAGGACGTGGATATGTCCAAGGTGGAGACGATGCTGAAGGCGGGGAAGCACGAGGCTGCCACTGTCGAGCATATTCTGGGCCTTGCCACAGCGGAGAAGAAGCGGGAGGTAGTGGCTGACGAGAAGGGGTCTAAGCTCACCGCTGCCAGCCTGAAGCGGAGGATGGACTATACCACTGCGGATAAAATCCGGGAGGCCAAGTCAGTTGCCGAGACCGACTTTGCTGAAGGGCGTCTCCGACGAGAAGAGTTTGACGATGTGCAGCGTGAGTATCGGGAACAGATGGAGAAATTGGACAAGAAGGTGCAGGCAGCGAAGGACGACCAGACCAAACAGATTGAGGGACTAAAAGACGAGGCGACCCACGAAATGCTGTCCTGGATGCCCTCCAAGGATGACCCGCTCCTTTTCGGCATCAAGGGGGATCTCATCCAAGCTGAGGAGGCTGGTCGGGCGATAATTGCGAAGGCTGCGAAGGGTGGCAAGGACCCGGTGGCTGCCATCAGGGAGGCGAAACAGTCTCTTACGCTTCGGGTGTATGGGACCGCAAGGTCCGCTCGTGACGCCAGATTGTCCGACCTGGAAAAGGCCGGATTGAAGCCAACCAAGACCCTGGCCGATGACATTGAAAGGCTGCGCCTGCCCCCCGAGGAAAAGCGCAGGCTGAAGGTCCTATTCAACGACGCCGCTGAATTGCAACAGTGGATGGACCGGAACCCCCAGAGGCCGTGATGGCAAAACTTGACCCCAAATTCCTCCAAGACCGCGAGGCCGCCTACAACGACGAGGTTGACGCCAAGTTCGAGCGGCTGAAGTCGGTCAACTTTGGGTTTCCCGAGGAGAAGCCCGCGCCAACGACAGTCGGGCAGCGGGCCAAGAAACCCTATGAAGAAATCCTCGCCGACCCCGCTGCGAGTCGGATGGAGCGGTTTGTTGCCGGCGTAGTTAAGGGCGCTCGGGGGAGCCCCAATGTTTTCCGACCTCTTACCGACACCCCAACCGACAACCCCATTACGAGGTTGGGTGAGGTGGCCGCCCTGCCGTTCACGATGGGGTTTAACGCGCTATCCCAAGGCTTCGTAGAAGCCGGCCTGATCAGCCAGCGCCACGCCGAAGAAATCGGGCAGGCTATTGTGGCTTCGACTCCTGCGCTGGTGTCTCCCGCTGGAATGGCGGCGTTGCGCGGGGTGAGGGAAAGGATGGCGCTGAAATCGTCCGTTTTAGACGATACGGGGGTGCCGAAAAAGGAAATTCCAGGTGCAGCACCCGGTCCCGCGATGGAAACCGCTACCAGAAACATCCAACTAGAGTCGCAACTGTCTCGGCTCGTTGCGGGCAACGAGAAACCAACGCTCCAGCACGCCCAGCAAGCCAGAACCTTGATTGAACAAAATCCTGGCATGAGCGAGGCTGACCTGATTCGCAAGACTTTGGGCGGAATGACTGAGGCGGAGGCCCAAATCGGTAAAACCCCCTGGGGGCAAGTCATGGCCAAGTTGTCCGATGACGCCCTTGCAGAGGTTCGGGCCAAAGCAGAGGCCGGGGCAGCAACGCTCTCCATTGAGACCGAGGCCGGGAAAATCGAAGGTCCCCGGGGTGATGTCCTGAAGGGCATTCAATGGCAGGAGCAGACCCGGGGGATCAAGCCGGGAGTCCGTGCCGCCGATGTTGTCACGCAGCGAGAGGTTGAGCCATCGGGGGAGGAACCAGGAGGACAATCTACTGCCCAGCTCTCTCCCAATGCTCCTGAGTGGATGGGTCGGGCGTGGACCGGGGAGCCTCGGGAGGTTCCCACAACCGAGAAGCCCTTCTCCATCGTGGAGCCGTCTGAGGCTCCCCCAGCCACGCCCGCGGGGACTCCAGCGGCCCCAGGTGCCACGATCCCGCCCAAAGAGGCACCTGAGTACCTTCCTGGCTTCAAATACCCTCCAGGAGGCCAAGGGGGCACTGTTGGCAAGGTGCTAGCGCAGTTCAAGGCTGATACCACTGCCGAAGCACTGCGGGATGTCCAGAAACGGGGGGTGGTGGGAGATGAACCGGCTCACGCCAAGGCAACAAGCCTAATCCAGTCAGGCAGGTGGGACTTGGAGAGGGTAGCCGGACTGAATCCTGGCGATACGGTCAACGTCGAGGAGGCCATTGCCGCTCGATCCATTGCGGATGCCGCCATGCTGAACGCTGGCAGAATCAGCAAACTGGCCCTCCTCGGGCAATATGACGAGGGCGCCGCCGCCTCGATCATGGTGCAGGCCCGGATGGCGGCACACAACACCTCGGCACTCTTCTCTGAGGCCGGGCGCGTGGTCCGAATTGCCGGACAAGAGGGCCAGGTGGCAGGTGCACAGGCGATCATCGGCACCATGCCGCTGGACCCCTCCGGCGGTGGCATGACGGACGCCATGTATCAACTCCCGGGTTCCGAGCGGGCACGCCTCCTAACCGAGAAACTGTCCAGGGATGCCGGGGGACCCCGGAGGCTCCTGGAACAGTACGCCATGCAGGACAGCAAAGTAGCCCGGGACCGCCTGGGAAGTTGGCAGATGCGGTTCGGGCGGGCCACGATGGAGCTGGCCTATAACTCCTACCTGAGCCCCCGGACGTGGTTCAAGATCATCCGCTCTGGGACCCTCGTGACTCCCACGGTAAGCCTCATTGAGACTGCCGCAGCGGAATTTCCACGGCGAGCCCTTGCCGCCATCGCCCCAAACCTCGTGGACCCACTGGGTGGGGTCGTAAAGGGCACCGCCTGGGCCAATTTCATGTCGCTGAAGAATGCCCTCGGGGATGCGGTGCGCGGTGTGGGGGATAGTTGGCGGGCTACGGCGAAAGTCGCCAAGGAGTCCGGCTGGGTAAAGGGCGAGCAGGAGTTTTTAACCAACCTCGCCCAGTCTAACCCCGCCTGGGGCCGCTACATGCAGAAGTGGAACTTTCGACCCCGGATTTCTAGTGAAGGCTTCCCGGAAGCGCCGGAGATGTTCGGGGACGCCGTTGCTAAGACTGTGGATGTTCTGGGCGCCATTGGGAGACACAACACAGACGGGACCGCTGCCTCCCATGCCTTCACATTTACGTTCAACTACCGCATCGGGGCCGAGATGAAGACCCACGAGATGGCGGTGAAGGCGGGCCATGCACCGGGAACTGCCGCATACGAGTCATTCAAGAATCACCTGATGGAAACGATGCCATCCGAGGTTGACCAAGCGGCTATGCAGCATGCGGCCACAAACACATTCATCAACCAAGGCCATTCCGCCGTCATTAAGGGATTGCAACACACGATGGGCGGCCAACATGTTCTTGTCCGTTTGGCTGTCGCTCCCTTTACTCGCGTTCCCCTGAACAAGCTGGAATACGTCCTGGAGCGGACACCCGGCATCCAATTCCTGATGGACGGATGGCGGAATGACTTCATGGCGGGTGGGGCGAAACGGGATATGTCGATTGCCAAGGTCGGGACCGGACTCGTCGGTCTAATGGTTATGGCGGACCTGGCGGCGAATAGGTACGTGACGGGCAGCCCGCCCAAGGACCCCAAAGAGCGGCAGGCAATGGACGACGCTGGCATTCCGTGGCGCTCCTACTGGAACCCTGTCACACAGAAATGGAACAGCGCAGGAGAAGCGGAACCTCTTGGGGATTGGATTACCATTTCTGCCGATATGGTCCACATCTCCAGGGACATCAAGGATGCCCGCTTTTACGACTACGCGATCCCCCTTGCGATTGCCGCAGGGGAGAGTTTCTTCAATCAGGGCATGATGATGGGCCTCTCAAATTGGATGCACGTCTTTTCTGGCGGAGATCCCAACCAGACCATCAACGCCTTCACTCAGGCGATGCGGCCCCCCATGCCATTCCAGGGAGACCTGCAAACGCTAGACCCGTACCTGGATGGAATCCGCAAAGAGGCGAGGGGATTCACCGATCACTACCTCGCCATGCTACCGGGAAACGGCCTGCCCTCCCACCGGAATCGGATCACCGGGGAGCCGCTGCACTACGAGGGCGCGTGGCCCACGGACATGCTCTCGGCCTTCGCCACTCACACGATGAGCGATGACAGGGTGCTGCTGGAGATCACGAGGCTTCGGGGGGCAGGCATCGAGAAGTTGCCGGATCACATCGGGGGACCGAGGCCACCTGAGTATGTCGAGACCGAGGTGCCAGGGCATCCGCCCGGAGTCGGTCTGACCCCGCAGCAGAAAGACCGATGGATTGTGCTCCAGACGCAAGAAGTGAAGGCCAGCGGAAAGACGATGCACCAAACCATGACCGATCTGGTGAACGGAGAGCGTTATCAGCGCATGCCTGACCCAGAGAAGGCGCGGGAGTTGGCGCATATCTTTATGGTCTATCGGGGCATTGCAGACGAGAAGTTGAAGGCAGAGGACAGGGGTTTGGCGCTGGACGTTCGGAATCAACTCATGGGGAAGCGCATTGAATATCTTCCCACGGCCCAGCAACCCGCAGCCCGCGAACGTCTCCTCTCCACCTTGGGGCGATGATGGAGTACAAGTCGAAGTGCTGCGCGGTCGTTGACAATGGCTTGTTTATAGACTTGGCCACAAGCCTTGTTAAGGATTTTGGCAAGGTCTACTACAATTCGCCCGCTGTAGACGCCTTTATCAGTTCTAACGCGACCGTGCTCGGGAAGGGCATTCCCGGTGTCACTAGGGTAGACGACATCTGGAAGATTGCAGACGAGGTGAACCTTTGGATATTTCCAGACTGCTACTACGGGGGCCTGCAACTCCACCTGGAAAGTCTCGGCAAGCGCGTGTGGGGCGCACGGATGGGTGAGGAGTTAGAACTTGACCGCGTGAATTCCAAGCGGCACCTGAAGAAACTCGGCATCAACATCGGCCCCTATGTCGTTGTCAAGGGCCTGGAGAAACTTCGGGAGCACCTGAAGGCGCACGAGGACCAATGGGTCAAGGTGAGTCGGACACGGGGCGACGTGGAAACCTTCCATTCGCCTAATTACAAGCTCATCGAGCCCGTGATTGACGAATTGGAAAACAAACTTGGTGCCAAGAAAGAACTCATGGAATTCATCGTCGAGGAAGGCATTCCCGATGCTGTCGAGGTGGCCTATGACGGCTTCACCGTGGATGGCCTCTTTCCGGGTGCTGGCATGGTCGGCATTGAAGTAAAGGGCAAGAGCTACGTCGGCATCTTCCAAGACGCGGCGGACATGCCGGAGCAGATCACAGAACCGAATGAGAAACTTGCCGACACCCTGAAGCGGTATCGCTACCGGAACTGGCTCTCCCTGGAGATGCGGATCACGGAGGGCGGGGCATACCACGTCATTGACCCCTGCTGCCGCTTCGGGAGCCCACCGGGCGAACTGGTGCCTCTGATGTACACGAACCTAGCCGAAATCTTTTGGGAGGGCGCGGACGGGAAACTAGTCGAACCTGTTCCTTCCGGTAAGTATGGCGTCGAGTTGAGGATGGAATCCCAGTGGGCGCGGGATCACTGGTTGCCCGTGTACTTCCCCACGGAGATTCGGGATCACGTCCGTTTGCGGAATATGTGCATCATTGACGGGACCTATTACATCGTGCCGCAGAGTGCCAAGGTGGACAACATCGGCGGGCTGGTCGCTACGGGCGACACACTAGAGGCCGCCATTGAAGAAGTGAAAGGGTACGCCTCGCAAGTTGAAGCCTACGGGTTGGACATCTTTGAGGACAGCCTTGACCAAGCGCAAGAGGAAATCGAAAAACTTGCAAAGATGGGGGTTGAGTTATGAAGCGATTACTGTGGATTGCGGCTATCCTGCTCGCCATTCCGCTCTGGTGTACGCCGGGACATGGGGCCATCCAGGTAGGACCCCTCGTCCGCGCGAACTGTACCGACATCACCGCACCTGTTGAGGACAAGACATGGTGCTTTCAGCAGAGCGACGGACAACTTTATGTCCGGCATGGTGGAGCGTGGATCACCACGGCCCCAGGCAGCGTGACGATTCCTTTGCCTTCCTACGATTACGCCGCCCTCCCAACGCCAGATCCGGTATATCCCGGTCGCCTCGTGCGCGTGAAGGATAATATTCGTGGTCCCTGGATAGACACAGGAATCGCCTGGCGGAGCCTCACGGGTGAGGCAAACGTTGACGACTTCGGCGCGGTAGGAAACGGCACGACTAATGACGCGGCGGCTATCCAGGCGTGCATTGAAGCAGCTTACGCGGCGAGTGTCCCTTGCGTGGCCGTGGGTTCCAAAGCGTACAACATCACCACCACACTGAACCTCGCGGACCATTGGGGGATGCAGTTTCTCGGACGCCTTGGATTCGATTCTGCGGGCCCCCGCCTCATCGGGAACACTGGCGCAGGGAATCCTATTATTGACGCCTACGGGATGCACGGGGGATTGATCGAGGGGTGGAACCTTACCGGCGTCACGTCCACCATTGGAGTTACCGTAGGATGCACTACGCTGAATAATGCTATCGGGGGACGCCTGCGGAATGTTCAGATCGTGATGCCCACCGATCCAACGGCGAACAATAGCACGGGCACGATAGGGATTCTCAACCGGGGCGGCGATGAAGTCACGTATGAGAATATCATCGTGTCGGCCAACCTCCCGATGGTCCTCATGGGTGGAGGACTGGTTACGTCGGACCTTAGTTGGGTGCGTGGCGACAGTGTTTCGACCTACGTTCCCGCGAGTGCATTTGCAACGCTCGCCCCTATGTCCGTCGCAAATAATCATTTCGTCGGGAACAGTCACCTTGTCGCCATTGGGTTTCACCGGCCTACCCTGGCGATGTCGTGGACAGACAACACGGATGCGGGGGCGCTCTACATGGCGTCCATCACGGGCGGGGCGGGCGACGGGACCTATAGCGTTGCCATGAATTTGGAGAGTGCCCGGGGGTTGCACATTGCGAGTGGGTTTGCCGAGAATGTTCTGACGGCCATTGAGACGGGGTATCTCTGGAATTCTTCAATCCAACTCACGACCAATGACGCTACGGCGACCAATGGTCCGATAATCGTAGTCTATGGTGGCGCGGCGGGCGGCATTCGGAATACGTCTTTCAGGATCGGGACATCTTCCGCAGCCCGGTACGTCATAGATCAAGATGGCGGTTCCCCTCTTACGTCTCTCATCGAGGCGACGGACTTTAACACTGACAACCCTGGAGCGGGCTACACACTGCCGACTGCTGGCATCGCGGCCATTCTTGGAAGCGGCGTGACCTTCCGCTCGCGGGTGGATTTCTGGAATGGAAACTTCAACTTCAACACCGCGCTGTATCAAGTCTTTGATCTAAACTTGCTTGCCACGGCAGGGGGTGTCACCCAACATGCTATTCGGGCACCGGGTACGGCGGTGCTTCCCCCTCTCCTGACGAAGATCACCGGGGCATCGGCTACCCTCCAGAATACCCCCGGCCTCACCGCCGCTGTGGACTTTACCACAGGGGTCGGCATCGTTGCTGCGGCCAATTACATTATCCTCCTGAAAACAACGGTTGCCCCAGTAGCCAGTTATGAATTATTCACGGCCACGGTAATCTACAATGACACCACAGTAGCAGTCACCGTGCAACCTCTCTCCTACTCAGCGAACGTGAACGGAGTCACCCGGTATTGGCTGGGCCTGCTCGTCAGGAACGCGACGACGGGGGCGGGCATCGACCTGACCAATCTGGGCGCAAACCTCTCAATCCAAATCCTCGTTTCAGGGTTCATTTACTGAGGAGCGACCATGCCAGACGGTGAAACCAACTTTGAGGGGTATGTCAGGGCCAGACTTGAGGACATCGGCAGAGTTCAGGGGGAGCAACGGTTGGAGGTACAGGCCGTTCGTATTCAGGTCACTGAACTATCCGTGTCAGTCGGTGCCCTCAAGGCTACTGCCCGCGCCTGGGGGATATTCGCGGGCATGGTGTCAGGTGCGGTCACGGGTATGGGATTGAAGTTTTGGGGGAAGTGATGATGACGCAAGAAGAATCGGGTGCCATCCGGGACGCCGTGCGGTTCTACTTGAATCCCTTCGAGGCGCTCCTTGCGGCGATGGTCGAGGCCGAGGGAGGAGCGGACGCTTTTGTGAAGGCTGTCCAGTGCTCGCGCCCCGAAGTGAAAACCTTCGAGCAGGCGATCGCAGTTGCTTGCAAAACCATTCGGAGCCGAGTTCTGGCATATCAGAACTGGCCTCGTATCGACCCGGACGGGATCAAGAACGCTCTGGGAACCAACCCCCTGTGTAGCGTAACGGCAGTGCCAACGGTGGACCCGTGGACGGGTGAGGCGTCGCCCCACCGCCTAACCCTGACGGAACTGTTCATCCGATTTCTTGCGGCACGCTGGGCACCAGTGGGCGTCGAGAACGATCCGACAAACCTTAACGCGAACTGGGCGGGCAACGTGATTGCCCTTTACTCGAAACGGTCGGAACTGGCGTAAGGAGGTGAACCGTGAACTGGGAACTGTTGGGCCGGCGGATCTGGCACGGGATCACCGCAGCGATCCTAGCGGGGGGGACCGCGCTTGCCGTGCTGCAACAATGGCCGACGAAATTCCAATGGTTGCTCCTTGGGTCCGGGATGTCGATGGCGTTCGTGAAGGGCGTCAACGGATTCAATGCTAACCCCGAGGTGACAATCGCACAACAGGATTTGGCCTCTGGGGCGGGAGTGAAACCCTAATGGGCATCTTCTCAGCCCACCTGGTCGTGACGCCGCACAATGACGGACTGCATTGGGAGTTGGTGCAGGATTTCGCCTACCAGACCGATGCCGGCGAAACGATCCTAAGCCCCCAGGGGCGCGTGACAGATTTCGCGTCTGTGCCCAAGTTGCTCTGGAACATCCTCCCGCCCATTGGTCCATACGTTCGGGCGGCGGTGATCCATGACGAGTTGTATTATCGGCATCGAGTCCTGAGCGACGATAGCCGGACGCGGGACCAAGCGGACAGCATTCTATACGAGGCAATGTTCGCCTGTGCGGTGGGCGATGAGGTACGGAAAGTCATTTATGCCGGTGTTCGGGTTGGCGGTGGGTTCGCATGGAATAAAAAGGAGGCATCCAATGAAAGTCCTGATGTTAGCATTGGCGGTCCTGACACTCGCTAGCTGTGCCGGGTCGCTGCTCGGCGGGATGAATGCAGCGGAGTCGATCCAGGTCATGCAGCAGCAGAACGCGCGGGGCTGTCTATTCATTCGAGGAAGCGCGACGCCGTTTGCGTCTGCAGGCTTCGTCGCGGTCGGGACGTGGGGCAATGACCCGCCCGCGTACAAGGACTGTTTCATCGGGATGCCGTTGATCCCGTAGGGGGTGATCCGCTATCTCCCGCGCCCCCAAGTCTTTGGATTTGGGGGCGTTGTGGTTTTTCTTTCCTGCCAAGCATTTTCCCTCTTGACAAATCTATACGTAAGAGTAAATTAACTACCATGAAGATCACACTGACGATGCTCACGTGCAGGAAATGCGGCCACCGATGGTATCCCCGCCGCGAGACTATGCCCAAGGTCTGTCCGATCTGTAAACGGACAGATTGGAACGGACGGTCTTCCGCGTGAAGGAGCAACCATGAGAGAATTATTGCTGGCGGCGGTCATGGTTCTCGTTTTGAGTCCCGGATGTTCGGTCTTCATGGCTGCAACCCAACCGGACCTGAAGAATGTGGATCTTTTCAAGGTGGGGATATCCAGAGGTATGCTGCTTGCGGAATTCGGTGCCCCGATTCAATCCGAAATCAAGGACGGGCACCGAACGGACATCTTCAGATTCGTTCAGGGATACAGCACTGGTGCCAAAACGGGAAGAGCTGTTTTTCATGGGGTGGCTGATGTCTTTACCCTTGGATTGTGGGAAGTCATCGGCACACCCACCGAAGCAATATTTAGTGGTGACCAGACCGCATTCCAGGTGACGTATGATGCTGATGACAGAATCAGCGAGATAGTAGCCCTGAAGAAGTAACCGTGAAGGAGCAGTATTTTGTTTCTGTCTGACAACTGGCGTCATAGGTGACTTAGGTAACGTACCCCTGGGGTCCTGCTCCCTGGCGACGGCCAGATGCGGGGGTAACTGGGTCCCCCTGACCCGGCCCCAGGTTTGCACCTTCAGGGGATAGCGCAAAGGGGGCGCTGCGATGAAGAGCAACACAGACCTATCCGTTTCGGAATGCCTCGACAGTTACGAAGCTCGCTGTGATCGTGACGGGGTGAGAGGCGTGGCCATTCCGAGCATCCTGAACCACCTACGAGCGAGATTCCAGGACGCCCCACTGTCGGAGGTGACGAGCCGGGATGTGGAGCAGATGAGTGCTGAACTCCTTGCCCATCCCTATGCCCCCGCCACCGTCCAAGCCCACATCGCCTACCTCCGGGCGGCCATGCACTACGCTCAGAAGAAAGGCGAACTGACCGCGCTCCCTTGGTTCCCCAGCATCAAGGTGGAGAATGCCCGCAGAGGATTCTTTGAACGGGACGAATTCGAGCGGATTCTGGCTTGCCTGCCGGAACCCTATGCAGACATCGCCCGGTTTGGGTATAGCTGTGGCTGGCGTCTATCGGAGATCCTCGGCCTTCACTGGTCCGAGGTGGATCGGGAGCGCCGAATCATCCGGCTCACAACGTCCAAGAACGGGCATGGGCGGGTCTTGCCTATCGTCGGCGAACTGGTAGAGATCCTTGAGCGTGCGTGGCGAAACCGGATCGTGGGCGACAAGTTGTCGGAGTGGGTATTCCATCGGGCGGGGCACCGGATTCCGAACAACCGCTCTTGGAACGTGTGGAATGCCGCTAGGAATCACGCGGGACTGACAGGACGCCTCTTCCATGACCTGCGCCGGACTGCGGCCCGAGACATGATTGCGGCTGGCTGCGACTACCAGACGGCGATGGCGGTCACGGGCCACCGAACCATGAGTATGTTCCTCCGGTATCAGATCGTTGATATGCGGGGAGTGCAGCAGGGACTACGGAGCCTGGAGGCGTACCGGAATGGGAATGGGCACCAAAGCGCGGCGGCGTGAAAGGACGAGACATGACCAGAGAAGAACATCTCGCTTGGTGTAAGAAGAGAGCCTTGGAATACTGCGATCTGGCCGACCCGCAACAAGCTATGGCCTCTATGGCGAGCGACCTGGGAAAGCACGAAGAGACCCAAGGACACGCCGGAATACAACTCGGTATTATGATGATGATGGGGGGGCATCTTTCCGACGTAAGACAGATGCGAGAGTTCATCGAGGGATTCAATTAAGGCCATGTCGCCGTCGCGTAGGCTTTCAGGGGCGGTGAAACCACTGGAGTCTAACATGTCTGCTCCTGGTCGTCCAGACACCGGCTGGATGGACTTCTACAGCAAGGTCAACGCCTTCATGGGCGACTCCCGCAATGCCGCCTACAAGAAGGCGTCTGCCAGTGGGAATCGGAAACAGCGGGGGCAACGCGGTGCAAAACCCCTCGGCCAATCGAGAATCGTTGGTCTCTTGGAACCTGGTCCTCGCGGTGTTGACCTTCTGGATAGCCGCCTCTTACGCGGCGTGTTTCTGGAGAAAGATGAGATGACGAGACGGCGCGAGCTGCGGAAGAAAACACTGATGGGCGACGAGGATGCCCTTGCTTACTTCCGCGATATATTGAGGACGGGCAACCTAGTGTTGGATGGACAGTGTTTAATTTCTGATGGCGTGCTGGTGGGGGCGAGGCGATGAAACGGAAAATGACCGAAGATAAATTGCCCACGGATAACCATCCGCGTTTCTGCTCAAATGATGTGTACATGAATTCTCTCGGGCACGTGAGAATCATGGCGTGCGTTCAAGGATATGTCATGGCTCGGAGGCCAGGAGCCATGCCGTTCGTCCTTTTCTGGAGAGATTTCTTGAGCAAATATGAGTACGTGGGCAAAGGGCTCACTGAGCAACGGCGATGACCCGTCTCCTTTGCATCGCCTTCGGGTTCTTTCTCGCCATTTGCTACGTCGGCCTCCGTGGGATTGTACGCGACGAGGTGATGTTCGTGAGGAAGAGGAGGACGTGATGGCTGTATGGGTAACGCTCAAGACTGGCGAAGTCAGGAAGTATAACGAAGGGGCAACATGGAGCAGTGATTACCCCTTCACGGTTATCCGTCCCGAGGGATGGAAAGCGGAGAATAATTTAACGGTTGCCAAGATCAGGACCGACGGTATTCAGTGTTTGGAATTCAATCGTCCCTGTGAAATTACGTGGCAACCTGATTTCACCGTGGAACATTCTCTAGACCTCTTGCTTGTCAGGGCGCATTCAATAAAAAGCCAACCGAACCTTGGCAAACTAGCCGACCTCTCTCGCCTCTTGCGGAAATTCAACCCGCAACGAAGGACGTGGACGCGATGATCCCCGACGACGACTACGTTCTCTCGATCCTGGCTGGTCTGTCCATCTACGGGCTGCTGTGTGTCGGAGTCGGATATTGGTTGCGGGCTTCGATCAGTAAGGCGCTACGGGAGATTTTTCAGAAGGAGCGGATGCGATGACAACACATTGGGAAGGCTGGCATTTTCTCCCTGATAATCGCTGCCTGAGATTCTCGCCGCATACGCTGGTGACTCCGGGCAGCGCCGTGACCGCTGTTGGTGATCTCAAGATGTGCGAGAACGGAGTCCATGCGGGCCGGAAACCGCTGGACGCTCTCAAATATGCGCCGGGATCTGTGATCTGCCGAGTACGACTCGCTGGCGAAATCCAAGAGGACACGGATAAGGCTGTTGCGAGAACACGTACTGTACTCTGGATGGCCGATGCGACGAATGCCCTGCATGAATTCGCGTTGGTCTGTGCCGAGGATGCTCTCGGCTCCCAAGCAGCCCAGGGAAGGCAACCGGACAAGCGATCTCGCCGAGCCTTGGACGTAAAGCGACGATGGCTACGAGGGAAAGCTACGAATGACGAATTGGCCGCCGCCAGGGACGCCGCCAGGGCCGCCGCCAGGGACGCCGTCTGGGCCGCCGCCTGGGCCGCCGCCAGGGACGCCGCCAGGGCCGCCGCCAGGGACGCCGTCTGGGCCGCCGCCTGGGCCGCCGCCTGGGCCGCCGCCAGGGACGCCGCCAGGGCCGCCGCCAGGGACGCCGTCTGGGCCGCCGCCGGGGACACCTATAACATGATCCTTGAAACTCTGTTGCTGGCACTGCCGAGGGAGAAATGATCCCCTATCTCCATTCCCTCATCGGCCTCCAGTCACCCCAGCAAGTGGGATTCCTGCTGTGCGTGCTACTGGCCTTCGTACTCGGATGGACGATGAAGGGCATACGGGACGAACGCAGAGCACGGCGACACCGCGATCTATTTTTTAAGGGCGTGCGCCTTGAAGGGAAGAAGGTGAGGCGATGAGCGAGATCAAACAAGAATATGGCAAGTTCATCATCACATACAACGAGGAAAGGGCCGAATGGATCGGGAATCTCGGTGACACCATCGTCGCTAGGTCCGCCAAACTATCGGAGTTGCGGAAACGTCTTGATAACCACGAAGAGTCAGAAAAGAAGTTCGTGCGAATTCCGGTTTTCTGCTGGCAATGGCAAAAATGGATAGAAGGTATCGTTACCTCCGTCTCCAATGACGGAGACGTGTGGGTTAGTTGGGCGGACAAAACGCGGTCGAAGGCGTACCTGACGACAGATTTGTACCTAGTTATTCCGGAGAACATCCGCAAACGTGACGAGTGGGATAGGTTGCAGGTAGACATCGACAGGTTGAAGGAATCGCAGGAAGACATTCTCAAGGCGATGAAGAAGTTCAAGAAAGCGAAGCCATGAGCGACCTTCAAGCCTACGCGCTCAATGAATCTCGCTCAGGGGGATTCGCTTGCGACGTGGACGCGAGAATCCGCGTCGAAGTCAAGACCCTGGATATGATGGCGCGGGCGGCATGCGGGCCTTACGTAATGCAGTTGTTGCGCATCGCTGCGCTGTTCTCGCAATGGAGCGGGAACGGAGGGAGTTTTGCGCCGGATAGAATCTTGAGGTGGAAAGGAAGATAACGATATGCAGAAAACTCCCTGGATCATTTGTGGTGACGGATCGAATCCAGATTTTCCTTTTGGATTCGCTTGTCTTCATTGCGGCGCTAAAGAGAAAATCCCAACCCCAATTCCATTCGAGGCGTTTTTGTCCTGGTCAAAGTCATTTCTGCGAAGACACACAGGTTGCAAGAAGAAGGAGGCCCCATGTCCCGCCGAATGAACAAATTCGACTTCAGCCTTTTACTCGTACAGGCCGCATCCCTGAGTGACCAGGAATGGGAAGACCTGAAATCAGCCCGCGACATATTGCGGGCACGGAAGAAGGGAAAGAAGGCGGACAAGAAGAAGGCAGCGGCACCGGCAACGACATAGCCGTCGCCCGCTCTGAAGAGACAAAGGCCCGGTAGCCGACAGACAAGCCTTGCCCGAAAGGCGAAGTGGAGCGGCCAGGGCGGGCGATACTAGGAGGAAGGGTGAATAACATCATAGCTAAAAACCGCCGATTCTACCCTAAATTAGGGGGCGGATTGGGCGACTATGAGAGAACGCATCTCCTTGTCGTTCTCGTGGCCGGAGAGATCGGGGACTACGCGGCTTATGCCGGCGATGGCCCTGATGAGTGGGTAGCCTCTCGCGGCGACAAACTTTCTTTTGAGGAAGCATCTATTCATTTCCCCCAAATCAAACGCAAGAAGTACCGAGATTGAAGGAGACTCGTAATGCCGACGCAACCGTACCGACTGAAGAACGGAGACGTGGTTTTCGGCGCAAGCACTATCGCTTCAGCCTATTCGAGCAAGGACAAGACGGGAAGATTGACGGGCTGGGCCTACAAGCAGGGGAAGTTGGGAAAACCCCTGCGGGAAACCGTGGATGCCGCCTGCGACATCGGAACGGCTGTCCATGCGGCGTGTGCCATGCTGCTCAAGAATCTCCCAAACTATGAGGACCCGATCAAGAAACTCCAGACGGATTTACAGGACCGAGCCCTGAATAGTATCTTAGGCTTCCTGGCCTGGAAAGAGAGCAACAATCTCGTCATTGACTTCACTGAACTTCCGCTAGTCTCAGAGGTGTACCGCTTTGGCGGGACGCCTGACTACATCGCTCGGGTCGCCGGGAAGCGGGCCATTGTGGACCTCAAGACAGGGGCCGAAATCTACGATGAGGCGTGGCTGCAACTGAGCGGGTACGGCGAACTATGGGATGAACACAATCCGGATGACACGATGCAGAGTTATTACATTCTGCTCCTGAGCAAGACGGACGGCGGATTCACGCATTCCTACAAGCCGGACCTGTCTGTGCAATTCAAGAAATTCCTACTGCTTCGTGATCTGCTTATGGTAGACCGCGAACTCGGAGGGAAGTGAAATGAGCGAAGCACTGGCAACACGAGAGAAACGGACGCCCGACGAACGCTTCGAGAGGTTCATCGCTCGCGTGCCAGAATCCGGCTGCTGGGTCTGGATGGGGGCATTGAACTCAGACGGATACGGAACCTTCAAGGTGAATACCCACCGAACTGAGGTGGCCCACAGATTTTCGTATTGGCTTCATCGTGGCGCTATCCCTCCTTATAGGGAACTGGACCACACTTGCCGCGTCCGATGCTGCGCCAACCCATTTCATGTTGAGCCGGTTACGACACGGACTAATGTACTGCGGGGAGAAGGTCCCGCCGCGAAACAAGCAAGGCAGACACATTGCCGGAAGGGGCATCCTCTCACCGAGGAAAACTTGTATCGGTTCGGTCGGAAGCGGTACTGCAAGACATGTCACCGCGAGTATAACCGAGAGAAGTATGCCGCGATCAGGAGGATAAAATGACAGAAACTTTGGCTCGCCTGGAAGGATCTCCAGAGTTGCTTATGACACGCGCCCCAGAAGTCGTTCTCGCCGAGGCGCAACGCGCCGCCAACGCTCTCAAGAATGTCATCAGCCATAAGGAAAAGCGCGTTGTCATCAACGGCGAAGTCTATCTTGAATTCGAGGACTGGTCCACGGCTGGCAGTTTCTACAATGTGGCTGCCGGCGCTGAGGACGCAATCCCAGTGGAAATCTTCGGGGTCAAAGGAGCCAAGGCGACCGCCTACGTGATCCGCACCGATACCGGCCTACGGATTTCCAGCGCAGTCGCCTACTGTATGGAAGATGAAGAGAACTGGCAAGATAAGCCGTGGTTCCAGCTTGCCAGCATGGCCCAGACCAGAGCAGGAGCTAAGGCGCTCCGGTTCGTCTTGTCCAAGATCGTTGTCCTCGCTGGCTACAAGCCTACGCCTGCCGAAGAAATGGAAGGTGTGAAGGCCAAGAAGGCTGTAGTCTTCCCCTTCGGCAAGCACAAGGACCAGGAGCCGGCGAGCCTGGAATTGAAGGACCTGCACTCCGAGTTGGCCTTCTGGCAGAAGAAGGTGGCCGAGGAGACCAACCCCCGGTACAAGGCCAACAATGAAAAGTTAGTGGCCGCGATCCAAGAGGCCATCGCCGAGAAGACCGCTAAGATCGAATCGCCAGCGAGGGAAGCTGCCGGTATCCCTCCCCAGGGCGCTGAAGTCGGAGATAGCCCGGTCACCCCCGCTGGCGATGTTCCCGACGAGAAGGAGGCGGCGATTATCCGCATCAACGAGCACATCACTGCCGGCAGCATCACTAAGGGGAAGATCGTCAAATTCATGCAAACGAATTGGCGGGAGGGGGATTTCGAGCGATTGAAGGAACTACCCCTATTGAATCTCCAGACCATCCTGGCCTGGATCAGTACGCAGAAGGGGCAGGGATAGAGTAACATCTCGTCCACCATGTGTGGAAGGAGTTGGGCCGGCGGTTCCCGCTGGCCTATACGGGGCGGCTGGCACGGGCGAAGGTTGTTGCCGTGTTAGACAATGGCTGAGACGCGGTGCAGTTTGCACGAGGCTGCATGCTAACCAGCCTAGCCACGGCCAGCCGCTTCAAATCGAGTTGGAGGCACCGATGTTAGAGGCAAAGTGGACAATTGCGATTGAATCAACATTGCCTACAGGGCGCAAGCGGACAACGGCAAAATCAGATGCCTTAGAGACGCGACTCAACGAATTTTCGGATGCTCTTGAGGATGACATTGAGCTTCTAAAGCGAGACGTCGAGAAACGATTTAACGTAAGAGTGAGCCTAGATGAGGGTTAACTTCAATCGAGTTGGCACTGCCCTACGGGCGGAGACTGCATCCAGTCGAAAGGCGGAGGTGGCAGTTACCGGCAGCACACGATGCGGCCAGCGCCACTTGCGGCGGCAGACAGCCCGCAACAGGGGAGGATGGCCGTGTCACGGAAGTGAACACGCAGGGCCTCCCCGCCACCGCTTCTAAGGGAGAATCGAGATGACGACCTTCACTGAGCATCAACATGAATGTGGTGCGTGCGGTAAGATTTTCTTCGAAGAAGGTAGAAAGACGGATTGCTTTGTCTGCTTTCTGGATAAGGAAGATAGGCGCTGTCCTAACTGCATCGAAGCGGAGATAGACGCAGATGAGTCCGCCTCCGCGCCGTCGCATCAAAAAGTGAGGGCGGAAAGGAACGAGATGATTGACCAATCCTACGTCTTTGAACTGTGTCGCCACGATATTCGGATGGTGAACTGTTTAGAATGCTTGCGAGCCAACTATGCCAGCCTCCGCGAGCAACTTAAAGTCGTCGGTGACGCCCTCTCCGAGGCGCAAGGAGAGGTAGAGGAACTCCACGCCAAGGTCGGAGAGTACGACCGGCTGCTAAATCGAATAGCTGGCTTGATCGGGCTCGTTGGGTATGACGAGATCCCAGTCAAAGTGATTGAGATTCAGAACGAACTCGCCCGCCTCCGCGCCCTCGCGTCAAAGTGAGGAGCGAGATGATCGGACACTGTGAAGCATGCAAGAATTCTGGCGGACCCGAGAATGCTTGTCCCGGCCTCGACGTGGCGGGGGAA